TCTCTTTTTTCACCTTGAACGGCAAGCTGAGGAGCAGGGTGTTTCATTTGAAGCATTCTGCTTCTCCCTTCTCTCGGGAGAAAAACAAGAGGCATCCCTCGTGGATCCAGCATACTATCAGTCATTAACGCTCGATGTCCTGCGGAAGGAAATCCCCCGGGTAATCGAAAGCGATCTCAATAAAGAAGAAGTTCGTAAGAGAGTTAATGCTCTCGAGTTTCAAATCTCACGCAGGTACATCCGATGAGTGACCCCACGGTCCTATCCCCCGTAGTTCGGGGATTAACTTATCCATTGACGGTCGTTAACGGAAACCTTGGCACCAGCACGGACTACGCCACAATTACCCAACAGATTCGTAGTGTGCTGGAGACCCGGTACTATGAGCGGGTGATGAGAGCGGAGTATGGGATTGGGGACTACGTTCTTGAGATTTTAGATCCCGGCCAGATTAACTCCGCGATCCAATATAGTATTTTACAAAATGTGCAGGGGTTGAGCGATCTGTCGGTCACTGGTGACTGGCAGACGGGGGGCGATGATGGCTTATATCGGGTCTTTATTCAATACTCGATCAACGGGCAACCCCAACCTCCACTCAACTTTACTCTGGCGAATTGAGGGTAAAATAGGTTATAAACGCTGTTGCCGTGTGATTACCTACGCCGCGATAAATCTAACCAACAAGAAGTTTTATGTGGGGAGCACCGCTGACTTCGTAAAGAGGCAAAAAGGGCACCTCAACTCCAACGAGGACTACCCTTTTCAAAACTCGCTGCGTAAAGACCCTAAAAACTTCTACTGGATCGTAAGTGAAGATGACGAGTTAGACATCCGTGATGAAGAGCAGTATTACCTGGACTTCTACCACGGGACCGTATGGTGCTATAACCTGAACCCTAAAGCGGCGGTGCCACCGTCTGCCCTCGGTAAAGGTGGTCCTGATCATCATTTACACGGAAAAGTTTGGGACCCCGAAATTATTGCCCGTCGAACCGCTCATTGTGCGGGAGAAACTAATCCCGCCTACGGTAAGCGGTGGTGGAATGACGGGGAAGGCAATTACGTCTTGGCAACCGAGAGTCCTGGCGAAGGCTGGGTCCTTGGGGGTAGAGGGCACGAGTCTGGCAAGTTTGCCGGAGAGAACAACCCTATGTACGGTAGATCTGGGGATCTCGCTCCGTGTTACGGGATGAGGTGGTTCAACAACGGGGTTGACTTAGTAAAGGCATTTGAATCTCCAGGCGAAGGGTGGAGTGAGGGTAGAGGGCATTGGTATAACAACGGTTCAGAGCAAAAGTTTTCGGTTCCTTCCCCCGGCGAAGGTTGGGTCCGTGGTCGTCTCAAAAGGAGTAAGTAAATGGCACAAAGATTCAAGACCGCCCCGGTACCGTCTGGAGAAGTAGCAAAATATACTTCCGATCCTTACAATCTTAGCGCATTGTATATGTTCGGAAGTTCGTCCCCTTTCACGGGAACGGGCAATTCTATCGTGCGTCCGAACGATGATTTGCTTTTGCAAAAAGGCGGAAACCGTGCGCTTGTTGTCTATCAGCGGCTCCTATACGACGAGCAAGTGCAATCCTGCTTCCGAAAACTACTGCAAGAAGTAACCTCCAGACCCTGGTATATCCAACAATACTCCGACAAACCCGGTGACCTCGCCGTTCGGGACTTTGTGGCGGAAGTCTTGGAGGAGATGCCCCTTGACGACATCTACATCGGCATGGCCGAGTCCCTCATTTCCGGATTCTCCGTTGGTGAGATAATGTGGAAGAAGACCAAGCGGGGGGTAATCCCGTTTGATGTCCGCATGCGTGATCAACGACGGTTTGTGTTTCAAGAGGAACAAGATGCCCAAACCGGCTTCACAATGCGTTGCTTGACCTTCAACCGTATGTTTGAAGGCGTGGAACTGCCACAGCGCAAGTTCATTGTGTCGAGGTACTATGTTTCGCATAACGGCGACCCATATGGCTCTGCTCTCGGCCGTATTCTTTATCCTCTTGTCAAGTTTCGGCGCCGTGCCATCGAGTCTTACGTGCTCTACGGCGACCGTTACGCGACGCCGACAGCTGTTGCAAAAGCCCCGCTCTCAGCGAGCACTCGAGAGTTGGATACGCTCTATGGCCATCTTTCCAACCTATCTCAAGAAACTGCAATGATCCTGCCGGAGGGCTACGAGCTGGAGTTCGTTGTTCCTTCAGGGTCTCCCGAAGTTTTTAAGAATCTTATCGACTACATCGACAAAGAAATTTCCCTCGTCATTTGCGGAGAGGACGAAGCGGGACAAGCAGAAGCAGGATCTCGTGCCTCCTCCCAAGTGGCTAACACTATCCGGGTTGTTCGTGCGAGCGAAATCTCAGAGATGCTATCACAAACTCTGACGCAAACTCTAGTTCGCTGGATTGTTGACCTGAACTTTGGTGTCGATGTTGCCGCCCCCGTCCTCACCCGTGAGTTTCGCATTGAGGAATCGCCCCTCACTATGCCGGATGTTTCCCTTCTTATTCAGTCTGGTTACACCCCACGCAAAGAGTGGATTGAGCGTCACTTCCGTGTTGAACTTGAAGAAAAGAAAGCGGGGGGAGAGGAAGAGGGGGAGGCCACGCAGTATGACCCGGAAGAAGATCAAAATTTATTTGGAAACATTTTTGGAGGGGGAGCCGAGGGTCAACCTTCCGCAGGTCAAGAACAAGCTGCTGCTCAAGACCTGCAGGCCGCTTCCGACGTTATGGAAACTCCTTCTGGGGCTACTCCAGAAGAGTCTCAGTCTGACGCCATTGGGCAACCTAGCCCCGAGGAGGAACTTGGGAATAGCCAGTGGATGAGTGACGAGGAGATTGAACAATTATTGGAATCCCTGGGCACAGATGAAGAGCCTCAAAAACCATTCGGTAACCAAAAAATCTCCGAAGACGAGGCAGTAGAGATGGATAGCAAGTAGGGTAAAAACTGAACAATGGGTCACTAATAAACACGGTGTTTACAAAAAGGATTCACGTTTTCAAGGCAGGTGATCAGACTTCTGCTCAAGGTGTTCAGAGAAACTTCTCTGACAAGGACTTGCAGCAGGTAGTGGAAACATATGATCCATCTACCCACGAAGCACCCCTGGTAATCGGCCATGCCGGTGACAATGATAGCCTTCCCGCCTATGGTTGGATCAAAGGATTCGCCAAGCAGGGGGGCAATCTGTACGCCGATGTGGCCTTTACCGACACAGCAAAGGATCTGGTGAAGGATGGTCATTACCGCAAGGTATCAATCTCTTTCTACTCACCTGATTCTGCTATCAATCCCCATAAAGGAAAGTGGAGTGCTCGCCACCTTGCATTGCTGGGGGCATCCCCTCCGGCAGTGAAAGGATTAGAACCCTTCTCCTTTTCGGAGGCGGAGGGAGTCTATGACTTTGCCGTAGCTCTCGCTCCCTCGGACATTTTCGATGACGAACTCGGGCCGACGTTGATCGTCGAGAAGAGTCCTCTCGAAATGCTTCGGGAGAAACTCGATGAAGTCCGTCAGGATGTGTCGAGTGCGGTGAAGGAACTGCAAAGTAACCAACAAACACAACCCACCGAGCAACTGGAAGAGGCTGCGTCTTCATCGGTTACACAACAACCGGAGACGGCTCAGATGTCTAATCCAGATGCTCCACAATTCAAAGAAACCAGCAAAAACGTGGGTCGCGAAGGAACTGAAATCACTCAGCAGACGGCTGACCTCGAAGATCAATTTCCGGAAGAGGAATTTATGGACCAAGGAAAAATCAGCCGGAAGCACGTCAAAGGTGCCCACGGCCAAGTTATGCAAGTCGTAGAAAACGTCTATGACGAAGCTCACGGCGAACTTCCCGAGGCTTTCAAAAAGCAAATCGAGAAGAAAAAAGGCAAAGGCGCCGAAATGGATGCCAAGCACTCTGAAGATGAAGGCGATTCCGCCGATCATGCCGAAGATGAAAACGGCCGTTACGAAACCGCTCGTTCTGCTGACAACGGTTACGTTGATCGCATGAAGACCGGTAAGGCTGGTGCTGACTCCAAAACTGGCCGCTTCAAGACCGCCAAGAGCAGCGAGCAGGACACTGATCGTATGCACACCGCCGAGAACGGTGAGCAAGATGAAGACCGCATGCGCACCGCCAAAGAGTCGGAAATGGCTTCCGATGGCGAAGAGCGCTGGGCTGGTCAAGCTGACAACTACGAACGTGTCAACAACATGGATCAGTACGACGTGGACGCAAAGAGCTACGGAGTAAACGCTCCTAAGACTTCCAAGGGAACCGATCCCTACGGTCGTGACGAGACCGAAACGAAGATGCCCACCGAATCGGAAGAGATGCCTGACGACGAAGTCTTCGCCGTTCAGACAACCAACGTCATGAGCGATAAGAACATGCGTGTTCTGCGTCAGAAATCTTCCGACGCTCGTGCCAAGTCCGTCAAGTCTCACGACCTGCTGTATGCCGAGCCTCAAGCTGACGAAATGACCGGCGAAGACGGTGTAACAACCGCTCGCAAGGGTATGACCGCTAGCAAAACCGTTGAGCACGCTGAGTACGAGACGGACGACGACAACGATTACGAAGATCTGGAAGGTCTGCGTAAGGAAATCGGCGATGGCACCAAGTCCAAGTCCAAGCAACTGACTCCCGGCGCTATGGACACCACCGATGAGCCTGGACAAATCGTTGGCCCCGACGGTGCCTACGCTGAATCTTATAAAGGTGAGCCCAAGGCCAAATCCAAGCAACTGACTCCTGGCGCTATGGACAGCGTCGACGAGGAGAACCAAGTAACAGGCCCCTCAGGCGTGTTCAAGGAAGCTTCTCTGGAATCCCTCCGCGAAAACATCGGCGATGGCAAGAAGTCCAAGGCTAAGCAACTGACCCCTGGGGCTATGGACACCATTAAGGATCCTGCTGAAGTCAGCAAGAAGTCCGGTGGTGTCTACGCCGAGGAGCACGGCGAGAAGAAAGACCCTTACACCAAGACCGGTTTCGGCTCCACCTATGAAGAAGGTGAAGGCGACGATGGTGTTGATGAGGGTGAAGAGGAATACAACGAGCTGTCCGTTGACCATTGCGGCATGGAATATGGTGGCATGGGCTCTATGAGCCAAGCTCGCCCCATGGGCACTCAGCAAATGTACGAGGAACTGATGTCCCTCAAGCAGAAATACGCTGAGCTGGAGAACCGCAATCGTATGGAGAAGATGAACTTCCGTAAGATGCAAATGGCCGAAGCTATCGGCCATATGTACACCGAAGGTCGTCTGACTGACGGCATCATGCCTGAGCAAGAGCTGATTAGCTACTGCGAGGGTCTTGAGTTCGGTACTCTGGAGTTCTCTGAGGGCGAAACTGCCGCCACCAAGCTCCTGAGCCTGCTGAGCAAGCTGCCCCCGATGGTTTCTTTCGGTGAAGTTGCTGGTGGAACCTTCGCTTATGCCGAGGAGGCGGACTTGGATCCTCATGCGAAAGCTTTGAGGATGGTTGAGTCCGGCGAGTGCTCTGACTATGTCGAGGCACTCAAAAAGTCGATGTTCTCCTGAGCTTCGGTTTATACCAGCCCAAAAAAAGGCTATAATAAACCTTGAACTCAAACCGGGGTCCCAATGAACAACCACTACACTTACGCTTATCTCAGGGAAGATGGGACCCCCTACTACATCGGCAGGGGTGTGAAACTCCGGGCGTTCAAAAAACACGGGCGCCACATCTCGGTTCCGCCAAGAGACCGGATTCTCTTCCTGAAAACCAACCTGACCTTTGCCGAGTCAGTTCAACACGAGGTCTATATGATCGCCGTCTTCGGACGAAAGGACAACGGCACCGGAATCCTCCGAAACCTTACAGACGGGGGAGAAGGGATGGAAGGGTTCATTGTCCCTGAGGAGACACGAACAAAACTCTCCATCGCAATGAAGAAGAGACGATTGACCCCAGAGCACAAAGCTCGAATCGCTGCGGCCGCCCGAAACGCTTCGCCTGAGGTAAAACTCCGTAAGGTCGCAAGCAAAAAAGGGAAACCCTTGAGCGAAGAGACCAAGGCAAAAATCAGTGAAACCAAGCGCCGAAACAACGAACTTCGTCGTCTGGGACTTCTCTGATGGACCTCCTGAGCGCCGTGGGAATGGCGACCAAGCGTCGCCAAGATTATATGCAGCAAGCCCAAACTCTCGCTCGAAAATACAAAGAGCAGCCGAATCTGGAAGAACGGATGAAGGCAGAGTCTCTGGGCTTGGTGAAAGGATTGAGGGACAAGTTAATGAGGTGGGAAGAGTATGAGCGAACAATGCTCGACAAAACTCTCACCTCCGCACTTGCCGCCTGCATCCTCGGCTTAAAAGACAAACAATCGGATCAGAAGTTGGAAAAGTGTTGGCCGATCATTATTGGTGACATGCTTCCGCCTCTTACAAAGTTTTTAGCAGAGACTAAAGAATACATTGACTCTGGTGTGTTGCGCCTAGGGGATCAGACGGTAGACTTCGCTGACTACAATCTGCTCGGTGCGATTCCCGGAGCAATCGATCTTGATGCTGATGCACTCGAAGGAATCAATCCCGAAGAGGAAGGAATCCAGGAAGCCACACAGCAGAGAGCACAAGGCCGAACCTGGCCTTCCCTTGCGGAACGAGTTTCTCGTTACTTAGCAACTCCAACTTTCTCGTTTTACAACCTCGGTGAGTACATGGTGGCCCAAGATATGGGCTATAAGGACATGCGGAGAGTGGCTAAACAAGATAAAAAAGTGTGCGTAGACTGTAAAAACTACGGTGAACAAGGTTGGGCACCTATTGGCGAGCTGCCTATGCCTGGCAAAGGTTGCCGTTGTTATGACCGCTGCCGTTGTTACATCGAATACCGCTAAGGGTAAAACTGGTTACTGCAACTAGGTGATAAACAAGTCCTAGAGCAAACAAACACATTGAAGTCTTACTATCTGAGGACAAAGACATGGCTACAAACGCTGCTCCCGTTTACGGAAAACAGTACATCCGCTACGCAGAAACCTGGGAAGCCCCTACCAACGATCAAGCAGGCACCGTCGGTGTCGTTGAAGTTGGCGAACTTCGTGCTGTGAGCTATGCCACTTGGGCTGGCCCTAACTATGCCGCTCCCGGCGTATACTTCACCGTTCAGCCTACGAACATCTGCGGTATCAACCAGGCCTATATGCCTACCGCCCTGGCTCAACCCTACACCGCCCGCCAGCTGACCGTGGCTACTTCCGGTCTTCTGCTGGTTGAAGTGGATCCCGCTTCGGCCGCCATCGGCCTGAACAGCCAACTGCAGGTTAACGGACTGGGTCAAGCCACTGCGGCTGGCACCCCTGTGAGCCTGGATGGCACTCAGCCCCTGATCCGCGAGAACGTGACCATCGGTGGTCGTCGCCTCGTGCTCGTCAGCTTCGCCTGATAATTAACCTCTGGCTGGGCATCTTCGGTGTAAGTCCCAGCCCTGGTTGCAACCATTTGAAGACAAAATTTAATTTCGGAGACTCCCTCCCATGATGAACCTCCAGCAAACCTATGCTGGTGTAGATCCGATTCTGACTACACTGGCTCAAGGTTTCATGTTGCCGGCGACCAATATCGCCAACTTTATTGCCCCCGTTGTTGACACCCCGACTCGTGCTGGCCGCATTCTGCGCTTCGGCAAAGAGCAGTTCGCCATCAACGACTTCCGTCGTGCATACGGCACCAACATTCCCTACGTCCAGTCACGTTATGACTCGGAGCCTTATGCTCTTGAGCAAGAAGTGGTTGCCTGGGAACTGCCGGAAGAAGTCATTGAGAACGCCGGCGAAGGCCCCGCTCAGGTTGACCTGCGTGCGATTGAAACTCGCAACGCCATGTCCCGCCTGATGAACGCCTATGAGTACACCGTTTCTCAGGCTGTCACCGTAACCGGTACTTACAACCCCTACGAGCCCAACACTGGCGCTGGTAACCAAGACGGTCTGGGCTTCACCAGCTGGACTACCTTTAACACTGCCTACGGCACCGCCTCCGGTCCTTCGGCTTGGTCTTCGCTGACCTCGAACCCGATCGAAGACGTTCTGACTCTGAAGCGCTCGGTCGCCAACCAGATCGGTATCCGCCCCAACTCAATGGTTGTTGGAACCGCCGTGTTCGACCAACTGCTGACCAACCAGGCGATCCTTGAGCGTATCAAGTATACCACTGCCGACAGCATCGACACCGATATGCTGGCTCGCTACTTCGGTCTCGAGCGCGGTCTGCGCGTGGCTGAGGGTCGTTATCTGGCCACCGACGGTAGCCTGCAGCCCGTGTTCCCTGAGAACGGAATCCTGCTGTTCTACAGCCCCAACGGTCCTTCTGACTCCGTTATGCCTGCTGGTGGCGCTAATGCTGCTACCCCCGCTTTCGCTTACACCTACCAGCTGACCGGCACCCCCGCCGTTCGCCCTGAGTACTACATCCGTGAGCGTCGTGTTGTTCGCGCTGAAATCACCGTTGAGCGTGTGGTTAACCTTGTGGGTCTGGGTGCTACTGGTGTTATCGGTTCTGGCGCAATGATCACCGACATTCTGTCCTGATTTAGGACACTAAGGAGGTGTTATCATGGCTATTCTTCGCCCATTGACTAAGGCGCAGTATGAAGTAAGCTTCACTGCGATCGGTGGACCGACTTTTACAGCGGTGTTCACTCAGTTTAGCGGAATCAATGATTCCTCAGATAGCAGCACCTACGCTAATGGCACAGGTAACCGCCTGTTCCACGTTGTTGGACCTCGGACAGCAGACAATGTAACTCTGACTGCCCCCTACGATCCAACAATCTTTAAAACCCTCGAACAGTTTTGGCTGGATTACAACTGTAATCCCATCACCATCACAGTTACCCCCCGTGACTGTTCCGGTGAAGGCTCTGCCCCTGCCGGTGGTCAGTACATTTGCTACGAGTGTCAGTTTGTGAGCATCACGACTGCTGACGTAGATCGCGAAAGCGGCGATGTGCAGACGATCGAGTGTGAGTTTACAGTCAACTACTTTGAGAGAACCTGATAGGTCTCTGCCTAACTCCTACAACCCTCGCTTCGGCGGGGGTCTTTTTGTAGGTAGGGTAAAACCATCATAACGTGGGATAGTTATCAGTCGTATGGCAAAAACGACATTTTCAAGTGGAGTCATCGTCACAAGCCAGTGGCTCAACGGCGCCCAGCAAATCTATTTCGACGGTCAAGATTTAGACTGGCACTACGCCCCGCTCGGCCTCAACTCGCTCGTTCGCACCGGTCCGAACGGTCTGGATGCTGCGTATGTAACGCTAACCACCGATCAACCTGAACTCGATAACAACGGGCTATTGCTCAGTGGAGCTCCCATCAGTGGCGATAAAGTTGTTAGTGGAATGTGGAATTTCGGGTATGACCCCCTACAAGCGGGCAACCCGGCAAACATCCGGGAGAATGCCCCAAAGAGTTACACAACGAACGACAAATATAACTATGCCGGCGGGGCCCCCACCCCGACAGTGCCCATTAAATTCGCCTCTCTTGATGGTGCTGACATCATCACCAAGGACATCCTGGAGCAGTGGGTGACGGATCTGTTTGAGACTTTAGAGGTTGATAACGGCGTTTACTATTCTGCATCTAACCCCGCTTGCCAGAACTACAGCGTCGGAGCTGGTAATTCTGACACCATCTGCCCGCTGTAAGGAGGTTTCTACGTGGCGAGATACGCACCATTACCATCAGTAAGCATCGACCCCCGCAACGAGGCAGAGTTAGTCCAGGCAGCGTCGCAGCGTGTGTATCAAGCGTCTGGGCAAACGCTCAATGACTTCTCCGCTGGTAATCCCCTTGCCGCTTTGCTTGAGGGACAGGCATTTGCTCAAGGTGAGTTCCTGTTTTGGGCCAATCAGTTACCCCAGTCCATTCTAATCGAGTGGTTGGGTCCCTTCCTTGGCGCCATGCGGCGTCTGGGGACTCCCGCAGTTGCTCGCCTAACTCTTACTGTCCCCCCCTCAAACACGGTCACAACCATTCCTGCTGGCACGGCGTTTACCACCAACGCCAACTTGACCGGTGGAGAGAGCTTTACGTTTATCACTGACGCCGAGGTCTCTATCCCTGCCGGTGAAAGCGTGGCTTACACTACTGTGGCCTCGCAGTATGTGGGCGCGGTTTATAACTCCCCCGCCAACTCGATTACTGGTACCTCGGCTATCAACGTCAATGGTCTGACGGCAACAAACGTTCAGCCCGCTTCGGGCGGTAGCGATGTTGAGACTTACCAGGAAGTTCAAGAACGCTTCTTTACCTTGATTCGCCGCCGGAATCCAGTCAGCGCAGAGGACTGGCAGGATTTCTTCACGGATTTCTACGGTGTTGGCACGCAAACTTCGGTGCAACCTAATCGTCCCAACCAAGGCACTTACAACTATGTGACTGATTACCTGAAACCTAATGGTCAGGTGTCATTCTTTGTGCTGGGGCCGGATGGCGTTGAACTCAACAAAAGTCAACTCGAACGTGGGCAAAACGTTGTTAACTACTCTGTTCCCGTAGAAAATCAGGGGCACCTATACCCAATCACTCTTAGCCAAGTTCAGTATAACTTAACGGTTGAAGTGGATGCAAATGGAACTTTCGGCGGAAGTCTTAAAGACAGCTCCTTGAACTTCCGGGACCGCCTCTTTGAGATTCTACGCCCGGGCAACGTGTTCCCATCAACTGTGGACCCCACGGTAAGTGATGTAGACGCCGCTTTTTACTCAACTTTTGATGCCTCCACACGGTTCATCGATCCCCACATCGAAGTTAGTGCCGCCTACAACACTCCCCCACTCCTCGACCCTGCTGCTGCTACCTACACCAGTGTCTACACTTTTGAGCCAACTGGTTTTCTGCTCAACCCGTTTGATCTTGTAGAAACAACCCTGCCCGTACCAGTCTATTATCCGGTTATTTCCGGATTTACACCATACTCGATTGCCAAACCTGATCAAACTATTTATGGTAATCTGGTTCTTCAGCAAATTCAGATCCTTGCCCCCGGCACTTACCTTAAGGGTCAAGTGTGTTATTGGGATCCCTCCTCACCCGGCGGGGATGGAGAGCTACACGTAATCCTTGAAAACTTGACTATCGGGAGTGCGACGGAGGTCGCAAACTTAATCTCCCAGGGAAAAATTTCAGGACTTAAAAATTACTCCCCCTACTCTTCGGCCACGGTGGGGACCAACTATATTGCCACGGTGGGAACAACGTATAATCCGGAGATTATACAGTACGACTATTACCTCCCGATTACGAACAATGTGGATGCCAACGGTCAATTTGTGCCACCCGGTACAGTTGTGCTTTCTAAACGTCCAGGGTCTTTTGTCTGGGTGGTGAATAAAAATTTCACTCTCGAGGCTTCAACCAACGACATTACGGGAGCAACAGCACAGTCTTTGCTAGGGGCTCCAATTACGCCTAAGACTCTGGAGGCAGGCACCTCCTACTCAGTAGGGGACTGGGTTTATACTCCGCAAATTGGGTCTGGCCCCAACCCTGTAGCCGACCCTTACTACAATTACGTGGATGTTCGTCTCGGCGTAGTAAATAAATATGCCTACGTTCAGCAAGCATTCACATATGACCCAGACGGTCAAACTACTAGCACCTATTTTGATGAGCTTGTTGAGCAAGACATTGTCAAGGAAATTGTCGTTCAAAACGCTGACGGCGGATTACCTATCTACAAGTACAAGCCTCGTTTCCCTGCAGGGACTTACCTGGAATACCGATACGACCGGGAAGAAACAATCTGCGTGGCCGTTGACAATGAGTGCGTCCCCCTTAGAGTGCCATATGTAGATTACTTCGTAGCAGCCAAGTACTTTACACCAGGTAGCACCAACCCACAAGAACTTATAAACCAAGGTCTTATTTTCCCACTATACACGGATACTCCTCAGGCCATTGCTTTTTTCGACGCACTTTCTGCCACTAATCGGACACTAAAACCAACCACCCGAATGTTCCGATTCTTCAAGGGTGACCGAACTTTCTTCCGTCAAGGTTCTCAGGTTATTTCGTACACCGCAACCACAAACGTTCACCCCCTGTTTGAGTTTTACATCTACCTTGAGAACGGGATCTTTGTAGAAACTGCTCGCTATTTACCTTCGCAGTTCGAAAGCATCGATTACGTGCCCTATTTCAACCCTGCCTATGTGGAATACTCAGAGGACACTGTTATCTCCGAGGACGGGCGCAATCTTTACCGCACAATGCTTGCGTTCACACCCGATGCTACCGTAGTCAATTGGACAAACACCACAGTGGCAAACACCACCCGCAATGAAGAGTACGAAGGGAATTTACTGCGTTATGTCGATAAGTACTCGTGTGAGGAGTCCATCTTGTCTCAGCTCGGAAGGGACATCTCGGCGATTAAACTCGGCATCGCCCAAATCACTCTTATTCCGAAAAATAAAGGTCGCTTTGCTAACTCGCAGGAGCAAGTCGTGTTTGTCTGGGAAAACACATCAACTCTTGCTGAAGTTCCTCAGCTCTCTTGGTATTCCGGGACACCTTACCCTTACTCTCCTCCCAACTACGGTGAGGGCACGTTGAAGTTATGAGTCAGCAACTAACCCCTATCAATGGTGGCGTAATCCCACAGGTTCAAACTACGACTGCTTCCTCAAGGTTGAACGTCCTCTCCTCGCAGTACATTGAAGCGAAGGGTCTTCAGAGCAGGCCTACAGAATGGGTTCCGGCAGGGAGACCCATTTATCGTCGTTTGCCGGCAACTGCAGAGACATATCAAGTTGATTTCTTCAACATTGTAAGTGAATCCAACATTGTTGGAAACACCTTCGTTGGCAAAAGCATTGAAGAAGTCGGATACGTCTATGTGCCCTACGGGTTTAGCATTAATGGGCCTTTTTCTGCGGAGGTGGTTACATCTGATACTGGGAAGGATCTTCTTATTAAGTCGGGAGCCATAGTTTGGAAGTATGGCAAGGTTCAGGTTCTACCTACAATCGTTAACATGGAGGTCCTGGATGTTTTGAGCGGCAGATATGATGTTGCCTATCAACTCATTTACGATGACTCCCCTATTGCCCATTTGTACGAGGTTTCGGATTTTGCCTTAACCGGGTTGCCCCTGGACATTACCGCAAGCACAGACACGGTAACAGGTTGGCGCTACCCAGCTGTTAACGCTTTTCTGAACACTTCAAGCAACTTCTGGACTAATGAGGACACTTACTTTGCACCTTATGCCCAACCTGCCACTGCTTTTATCCAGTGGGAGAGTGAGTTGACCCAGTCCTATAAGACCCTTGTCTTACGGTGTCCAGCGGGAGCCGTTTATTCCGGGACTGCTACGCTGTCCTATGTGAACGGCAACGTGTTAACTCCCGTTTCTACTATCTCGGTCTCTTCCGATTCGACTGGGCAATTCTTCAAGTTTGAGATCGAGGAACCCAATTTGCAAACAGGGTGGAATGTTACCTTCTCGTCCACCACAGTTTCAGTGCAATCAATTACAGTCTCCGGGGCAGTTACCTTACTGGAGTCTCAAGCAGCGTTGTCTCCTCGTGCGGCGCTAGTGATGTATCCCGCAGGAACACTACCTGCAACTGCCACAAACAGCGCAGGTGAAGAGATCCCTGCGGTTTACTGCACACTAGCCGAAGTTGACATTGACAGTAATTACACGGTGACCCGTGTACAGGACACACGGAGCATAATCCACAGAGATTTCGTCCCAGTGGCTAATTGGTTGACTACACCTTTTGATGAAGATTTGATCAACCTCTACGAGCAAGTATCTGATTACGACTCGTTGTGGATGGCTCCTTTTTCGTGCATGAAACAAGAATACTCAAAACTTTATACCGATCAAATCACAGTGGAGGTTTAATATGACTCAACAGAATCCTGTCTTTAACGTCTCGGAGTTTGAACTTCGGAATTACACTAACCCTTACCTCACCCCAAGTCAGGCCACAGAAGTGGCAGAAACCGAAGCCCGGGTAAACGAGCAGCTGGATTTCCTTGCCCAGATGCTAGGGTGGAATGGTCCCAATTATTGGGGAAACTTGCCGTCCACTGTTGATCAAAAGAGACAACTTCTGAGTGGAACATTCGGAGTCTACAACAGCTATGTTATTCCTAAAATTTACGAGATTAGAAATTGGGATAATAAAATCGTTGTTGACAGACTGCAGTTTTTAGCACCTGGTCGGCAGACGCAGGTTGCCAGAATTTTACTGGGGGATAATGTCTATCAGTTGCAGTCCGTAGATGTTGAGGGTGATAAGTATGTGATCTCTATTGGAGAACTTACGCAGGAGTTTTTTGATCTCATCGCAGCAAATGAGCCCCTAAGGGCCGACATTCCCACATACCGTCCCGCTCCTTTCGAGCGTGCGGAAATTGGTGTTTCGGGCGATGCGTCTTTTGTCTGCGGAAACGATGGCAATACCCTGGTTCTCTACCCGTCTTACGACACTTCAAGAAAGTTTCCGGTAAAATTCCCCATTCTTTTTGCGGGTGCGGTTTATTATTTTAATCAACCAATTTACCTGTCCCTTACCAATTCCCTAGTCCCCGAGGTTACTCCCGCCTACGACGCAGAGAGGCTGCTTTGGTATTTTCAGATCCCTGAGACTTTTGTAAACACCTCCGGCATCACTGCCTATCTTGCTTGGGGCAATAGCAACGCCTCTCAAGCAAGCAACTACTCGTTGGAGATTCTCATTCAACCTTGGGCTGATCCGTCGGACTGGGGATCTATCCGTGTCCTCGACAATTTTCGTGGAGTATGGGGGAACAAAGGCGGCGATTTACCGTTCAACTTTGTGTTTGACGCCTTGAGCATTCACGGGTTCAGTGAAAGGGACTCTGTTTATCTGCCCGATGTTCAAACTTCTTTAAACTTTAACGACATTGTTAATTACATATATTACCAAAGGACGACCATCTCAGAGTTAGCTCCTGGCAACGCTACGGTGGGCGACCTCTGGTGGAATGATGACACGGGGGCTCTCTCAGTCTGGTTTCCGAGTGAGGATGGTTGTGAGGGTTGGGTGGAGATTGACTATCGGCAGGAACCTCGTCAGACTCCCGCCCCCCAGGTGGTTTATCCCGATGTTGCGACATTCCGGGCGAACTCAGGGGCTTTGTCCGTAGGGACTATTGTTCGGATTGATGACATTACGGGTTTAGCTATTGCTGACAACGTGGTGGGAGTCCAGGGAACCCTGGCCGCACCGGCAAGTCTCATTCTTCATCGGGACTCTTCGAGTCCTTATTGGACTCCAGATCAGTTCGGGTATGCGGATGTCCCTGATTTTCAACAAGACGCCGAGCTGCTTCCCTTTAAAGTGCCGGTTATCGTGTATAATTCGGCCGGTCTTGGGCCTGTGGGACCTACCTACAAGGTCAACAACCTGCCCATTACAATCAGCGGAAACTATGATGTACTTCTAATGAAGTACTACACGAACACAACGTGGGAGGTCTATCCCGACTCTCTCCTGAAGTACATTGCTCAGTCAGCATTATTTGGTTCCCCCCTGCAAGGAGAAATGTGGTGGGATTTTGTTAACCTCGACCCTAACACTCGAGCCGCAGCCATCTATTACCAAAGTGCGTGGGTCGGGGTAAACAC